ACTGGAGTTCAGACGTGTGCTCTTCCGATCTATAGGAAGTCTGGGAAGTCTGGTTTTTTCAGTTTCAGAAAACACCGTGCGCACCTTTGATGAATTAAGCTGGAAAGTGTCTGCAAAGTATGCGACGCACGACAGACACATTAAGCGTGACGTATTGGAGTTTTTAGGACCGGAACCCGGAACAATCAGTTTCAAAATGGCGTTCAGTGTATTTCATGGAACAAACCCACTGAATGAAATTAAGAAATTGAACAAAATGTGCAACAAGGGCAATGTTTCAACACTGGTTTTAGGTGGCAAGAAATACGGTTCTTATAAGTGGGTAATAACAGGCGTTAGCAGCACATTGAAACGCTATGACAACAAAGGCAACTGCTGGGCTGCGACAGCAGACGTGACACTAAAAGAATATCCAAAGAGGTGATGAAACATGGACGTGATAAGGGGCGACGGGTCACTATTGACAGAAATTGACCTTGCACCAGCAAATGACCATCAAGCAGTCATACAAAATATTGCGGTTATTCTGGACACGGTGCAGGGTTCCTGCCCTATGTTCCGTGATTTTGGTTTGCCAGGCAGCCTATACGGAAGACCGCAGCCAGTAGTTGAAAATATACTGGTGGGCTATCTGTACGACCAGATAGAAGAATTTGAACCACGGGCGCAGGTTGCAGACATTACATTTGAACATGACGCAGCCACAGGGCGCACAATACCTATTATTTATTTGGAGGAGGTGGAAACAGACAATGAGTGACAGAAAATACCCAGACATTGACTTTGTGGAAACCGACACAGAAACGATAGAAAGCAATCTAATTGCATTGTATGAAAATATGGTGCAGCAGGTGCCGGGGCGTGAACGTTACAAGGTGTACCCAGCGTCACCGGAAAGGCTTTTTATTGCATGGGTTGCAAATATCATTGTGCAACAGCGTGTCATTATCAATGAAACGGCAAAAAAGAACGTGCCACGTTATGCAGACGGTGAATACTTGGATAGTTTGGCAGAATTATTCAAGGACTTGGAAAGACTGCCAGCAAGCCCGGCGTCTGCAATGTTCCGTTTTTATATTTCAGAAGCGCAGAAACAATCAGTGATTATTCCTGCGGGCACCAGAATTTCTTTTGATGGTGCAATTTTATTTGAAACAAAAGAAAATCTGGAAATAAAAGCCGGGCAGACATACGGGGACGTTGAGGGAATTTGTACCACAGCGGGCGACGTCGGAAACAATCTGGCAGCAGGGCAGGTCAAAGAACTGGTTGACCTATACGACTACTACCAGAAAGCAGAGAACATCACGGCGACCAGCGGCGGCGCAGAAGAAGAGGACGACGCCAGTTATTACGAGCGTATGCGTGAGAGCATGGAGAGTTTCAGCACGGCGGGTCCTATTAACGGGTACATATACTGGACAAAGAGCGTATCACCAGCCGTGGCAGACGTGGCAGTGACAAGCCCGGAACCTTGCGTTGTAGACGTCCGGGTGCTTTTGCAGAATGGACAGCAGGCAACGTCCGGGGTACTGAAAGAGATTGAAGACGCCTTGAACGCTTCTGACATTAGACCACTTACAGACAAAGTGACGGTATCTGCACCGGAAACGGTAGCATTTGACATTGATGTGACTTTTTATATTCCACAGCCAGACGCAGCCAGCGCCACAGTTATTGCGGCAGCGGCAACGCAGGCAGTAGAAGAGTACGTGACATGGCAGACAAGCAAAATGGGGCGGGATATTAACCCGTCATACCTAACAGCAAAGCTGATGGAAGCAGGCGTGAAACGTGTTGAAGTCAGAAAGCCAGTATTCACGGTTGTTGATGATATAAAGGTTGCAAAGCTGGGAAACAAAAGCGTTCTGAATGGAGGTATTGAAAATGTCTAAAACAATTTACAATGCCGATTATTCAGAGTGCCTGCCGGAAGCGCTAAAGAAAGACCCCAAAATGGTTGCACTGGCAAACGCCACAGCAGCAACACTGCTGGACACTTCCGGGATAATTGACAATGTGCTGATATATTCCAGATTTGACGAATTGCCAGAAGAACTGGTGGACATTTTGGCGTACGACCTGCACGTTGACTGGTACGACTACAATTACCCTCTGGAAGCAAAACGGGATTTAGTAAAAAACAGTGTCAAGGTTCATAAGAAAATGGGAACAAAATACGCCATTGAAACAGCGCTGGGAAGTTTATTTCCAGAAAGTGAAGTGGAAGAGTGGTTCCAGTATGAGGGAGAACCCGGACACTTTCATATTATTCTTGACGTGACAAACCAGAAAATCACGGCAGATTATGCAGCTATTATCCGGGCAGTGAAAATGTACAAGAGATTATCAGCACACATGGACGAATTAACCTATCAAGGACAAGTCCACGGGGTCATATACACCCACGGTGAGTATTTCAAGTACAAAACACCAATGACCGGAAGACTAAAAGCCGGAACACACCCGCAGAGGAACACACGGGGCGGCATAAGTGCGGACACATTTATTGTGGGTACAGAAGCAGCCGGGTTCATATTCACGGCGCCAGCAGCAGGCACGGTGCCATATAGAAGCACTGTATTTGCACAGCAGACAGCGCATATTGACGCAGACACGGCATTGAACGTGTTTGGGTATACAAATACACCAGCCGGACAAATAAGAGCCGGAGAAGAGCCACAGAGGAACACCAGAGGGCAAACAGACGGGGCAGCAGTCACAATGGCTGACACGGTGGAAGCATACGGCTTCACGGTTCCGGCAGCAGGAACCGTCCCAGAAAGAAGCACGGTGCAGAAGACACAGGGCGGCACCGTGGGAACCAACACGCAGGCAATGGGGTATTCATACGGCGTCAAGCCGTGTGGAAGCACCCGGAAGCTATAAAAGGAGGTGAAAAGCCATGTTGACAACAGACGCAATCAATGATTTCAAAGATTTCATTGACAACATCATTGCCTATGCAAAAGTAACGGTCAACGGCGTTTCTGAAAAAAAGGTGATACACCGCAGGGAACGTCTAAAAGACGGCAGGGTTGCTGTATATGTACAGATTACCCCGCAGGTAAGCGGAACCGCTACTGTGCAGCGGGTGCAGCTTTACAACAAAAACAATAAGTTGTGGGCAGACAAAGCGGTGAACATTCCTTTGAAGAATGTGCAAGAGGGCGTGTTATACCGTTTTACATTTGATTTCACAGAAAAGGAGGTGTAACAGATGTACGAACAGACTTTGTGGCAGGACCATGTAACTGAATTTGAAGACAGATACACGGAAAGCAGGAATGATGATGGAACAATCACCCACACACCAGTTGAGGGCGAAATTATCCAGCAGGGAACGCCGCAGAACGCAACCAATTTCAACCACATGGAAAATGGAATTTCAAACGCAACAGAGGTGGCAGCACTTATGGCACTTTCAGCGGTTCATCACCAGCAGGCAATAGCAGACTTGCAGGGAGAAACAAAGACAGTGACTTTGAAAAATACGCAGTCATACCCGTTCAATAATTCCCAACAGTCCGTGGCGCTGGCAACAGAAAGAAACCACATGGACTACACCGTGGACGCAGAAATTGTGGACTATACGGGCGGTTTTCCGGGTGACATTGTTATTTCAGACAAGTTGCTGAATGGTTTCAAGATGGCACACACAGGAAGCGCAAAAAGCGTGACAGTAAAAATCTATGTGAAAGGCGGGTTTTATTGATGGCAGCAGGCGTGATTATCAAGACAGAGGAACGCAGACAGCATGAAGAAGCTGTAATGCGTTCTTTTGGCGTACAGGGCAGCGGAACGGCAGCCCAGAGAGAAGCAGCGGAAGTTATAGCAGCAAGAAGCAACGAAGTTGCAAGAAGTCAGAATGGAGGTAAAAAGTATTATGGCTACTAATAAAATCAACGTAGTTGAGAAGACGCCGGGCACACACATTGAATATGCACTGTCTGGCGGTAAAAAAATCACTTTTGGTGATGATGAATTGACAATCAACCTTGCAAGCCGTGAAAGAGATTATGAAGTATCACTGGACATTTGCATTGATGAAGAAGACGGCGTGGTGATTGGAACTGGCGGCAAGGCGCAGAAGTACGCTGCGCAGATTGTTATTCCTGCCAGACGTTATGACATTATCGAAGACGGAGAGGACGAAAACGGAGAGCCAAAGGAAATCCCGGTGCCTATTCCGTTTGATATGTCGCTTTGCACACTTATTCTTTGGGGATTGGAGGTATAAAACATTATGTCTAATTTTGATGATTTAAGCATGGCGGTTGCTTCCTTTGGCGGCAACAATGCAGTAAAGTTTGATGATTTGGGTATGCCGTCAATTATGGTGGGTATTCCAAAAATGAAATATTCCGACTTAATCACAGGCGGCACACAGGAAGTATTGCCGTGGTGGAAAATTGACGGGGTAGAGAAAGAAGTTATCTGGGTGTCTAAGTACATTAACACCGTAGTCAATGACCGTGCATACTCTTTAGCACTGAAAGACCCTAAAGCATACATTGACTTTGACACAGCACTTGCAGTATGCCGCAGAAAGGGCGAGGGCTGGCACCTTAACCAGAACGGCGTATTTGCCGCAATCAACCTTTGGTGTATGAAAAACGGCTTCACGCCCCGTGGAAACACAAACTGGGACAGAAGCTATGAAAAGGGCTATGAAAAGGGTATCAACACATATATTGACGGTTCGCACGGCGGCGGCATAACTGCAACTGGTTCTGGTCCGGTAACTTGGAACCATGATGGCAGCCCGGCTGGAATTGCTGACCTTTGC